GCATGATCGTAGCCACGTGAGAACGCTAGTTCCTTTTCTACGTCGATCTGATCCTGCGTTGTCGGTTCAACTTTGATCACGCGCTCCCCTTGCGCCTCGATTGTCGGTCCTGTAATTCCTTCAATGACTTTGTTCATCTGGTCGGCAATTCTGTTTGCTATTTCGTCGTTAGTCATGGTATGTATTCCTATCTGGTCGGTTGTCTACGTCGGTGAGTTAAAAGCTCCCCTACCGCCTATGTGGTCGGTAGATCCTAGAATAAAGAGATGGCGCGAGAGTGTCAAGCCCCCGCGCCTATCGTGTCCCGTGTCTGATAGCTGCTTAATCTCCCCCATGCGCAGCGCATAAGATCGCACCATCTGGGGCTGATGCGTAACCCTCAGCCCCGCAATCTTCACACGTGTGCACGCTGCATAAATCATTAATAATCAGCACCTCTTCTGAGGCATAGCTGCAGATCTTGCACTCGCTCATGCTTCTTCCTCTTTCTCTTCACTATATTCTAGAATATGCCAGCCTCGGTTTGGCTCATATTCTTTGAGACTTTCCATCTCACTAGGTCGGGCATAGTAGAAGATCTGCGAATCATCTACTCCAAGCCCGTCTTTATCGGTTGTTTCGTCCCATTCTCCATAGGATATATAGGCTTTCTCAGCTTCTTCTTGACCTATCCACTGTATAACTGCGTGAGCACCTATCTTCATTCTCCATCTCCCGTGTCGGGTGTAATTGTGAAGCTAGCCCCCGTAGGCTCATCATGCGAATAGCGTGTGATAGTAAGAGAATTACCCTCTAGCTTATAATTTAGTGACCAATCGCCAGAGAATGTGAGCGCGTCCCATAATTCCTTATGAGTAGCCTTAATTACCTTATATCCACTGCGAGACTGCCAGCCCATGCGCTTACCCTCTATGCGTAGATATTCTGGCTCATTGTGGGCAGTAATAAAGGCGGGCAGTAAGTACTCTTCTAGCTCTTCTAACTTGTACTCATAGCATGCGCCATCACACCAATCTGTGAAGCGTGTATCTGTGCCACATTCTGGGCAGGCTATATCTTGCCCGCCTAGCCCGCATGCGTCGCAGTAGCGACACTCGCAGGCGTTACTAATCTCTATCTCTATTTTCTGTATTGTGCTCATGCGCTCACCTCTTCTAGCTCTTCTGCCTTGTTGTAGGCATAAGTTAATATCCGATAAGCCAACCCCTGCATGGCGCAGAATAGATAGTGAGAGTTAAGGTCTGTTAGTGAGGGGTTTACTTCTCCACCGAAAAACTCTGCAACCTCATCATCTAATTCTGGATAAGCCCAGAGACTAAGAGCCTGCACCCGCTTATTTATATTTATATGATAATCTTCCACTTCGCTATCTGCAATATGGATGGAATTATCTGTAACAGTGTCTTCCGTGTACTCTTCATCAGCACTCACCCAATCGGAGGAGGTACGTGCCATATCGGCAATCTCACCCACCCAATCAGAGCCAGAGATAAAGTCGGGAAGCTCTTCCCATAATTCACTCATAGAGCCATTGGTCATGCTTTCTTGTGTAATTGTGCTTAGTGTTGCCTTGATCTGCTTTCCTTGCATAGTCATATTCCTATCTATGATTAAACCCCGCAGGCTGCGGGTGACAAGGCTAGGAATGTAATCCCTAGCCCCATCATCTACCGCCTGCGACTTATTTTATCGTGAAGCTGTTCAATCTTCCATCCTAAGTAGAATACAGCACACCCGATTAAAATTAGGTCACCGATTAAGTGTCGCAGTGGGTGCATTATTTAGCCCCCCACATTCTGGCAAGCTCTCGCGCTGTAGGCAGTGGCTCATCTTTTACAGCGATAGCATGGCAGTCTAAACAGCGATTGCTAGGGAAAGCGTCTAATAATGAAAGCTCACTTCCACAATCGGAACAGCCCCCGCTAATTGAAATATGCAGGCATGTCCTAATGCCCCGTATCTGGCAAGATGAGCAAACTAGCATGCCATCACCGCTAATCTGCCACTCTCACGCATGGCGTGAGCTGTAGGGTTAGCGTCTAGCGCGTTAGTTATCGCGTCTACTTGTGCGAGAAGCTGAGCGGGTGAGCCATGAGCAGTAAGCTCTATTCCTGCTTTCGCGTACTGCTTGATTAGGCGCTGCGTGCCTGCTTCTGTTAGGGGACATTCTGCCCATACTGTCCCGTACTTATCGCTGAGGATGGTGTGACTCTTCATCTGCTTAGCCATTATTTCACCATAGCTTTCAATAGTGCTTTATAGGCGCGAGCACCCTCACCGCGATAGCTGTTAGCATTGGCAAGAAAGTACATAATCACGCTAGCCCCGCTATCGGCAAAATATGCGTCCGATACGCTTTCAAGTTGCTTCATCGCGTCTAGGTAAGGCTGAGCATAAGGAGAGACATTCTTCCAATCACTTTCTATTGCATAAGCTATCTCACGGGGAGAAGCTGGCTTAACTTGTGTTTCTGTATTCATGCGACTATTCCTATCTAATCGGGTGAGCTTGTGCTCACTAAGAGAATTACAGCATGCCCTGCCCTAATATGCAAGAATGTCGGAGAATATATTGCAACCAATATCTAAAGTATTACTTTAGACTTTCATAGGCTTATTGTCTAGTCATGCCTTGCCCGTTGTGGAAGCTGTTACCCCAATCTTGCCCCTGTTCGCGCCTAATCTTGCCCCATTGTGTGCCTATGAATAGTGTTGAGCTGTCGCCTATCTGTTGCCTGTAGTTGCTGTCTGTTGCTAGGACAGTACCCTCACCCACACGCAAGCACCTTCCAATCTTTAGCAATCGTTAGCAATCTTCCTACTTTCCATTAAATAAATAGTCAATCGAAAGCAATCAAGAGCGCAATCTGTAGCCTGCTTGCCTAAGTCGCTGAGCGTAGGGGTAAAGTATCGGCAAGCGTGGAAAAAATTGGGTTATCGACTCGGGGTATTTTAATATGGGGGCGACATGTATGTAACTATCAACCCAATGATTTTTTCTAAATATAGTCTCACTATATGAGATTATCTAAAACTATTTTATGACCCTAACCAGTATAAAATACTAGCTTTATACAATGTGACATAACTCACAGGAATAAAAGCGGGACGAATGACTAATTTCCCACCTTATACTATATAGAGAGTATTTAAATACCACTACTACGCCGTGGCTCCGCCGCGGCTTATAGACCATCTAACACTCTGGCCATCGGCTATGCCGTGGCCTGTATTCTTGCCATTGGCGGCGCACAGCGCCACCCATAGGTAGTTTCCCTAGTGACCACCATAGGCCACCTTCGGTGACCAGAGGTAACCATAAATTTAAAGGCGGGTGTATTCTATGGCTAAACCATCGGCTAATAAATACAAGATCGCCCCAGAGAGCCAGCTAACCGCGACTCAAGCCAAGCAGACGATTGCTGAACTTGTACAAAAAGGCTTTTCAATCGCGGATGCAGTCCGCGCGACTGGCAAGTCAATTAAGTCCTATGAGTACTACCGCATGTCGGATACTCAATTTAAAGAGGCGATTGACCTAGCCCGCGCCGTAGCACGTCGCGAAGGCGCGATTAGCGAAGAAGACGCAAAGATCAGCTTTGAGGACTTTAGACTCAAGTACCTCAACTCCCAGACTTTTAATCATCAGAGAAATATCATCTCGATGCTAGAAGAGGGTAAGCCCTTGTGGCTTCACGGGAACATGAAATACGAGCAAGGTTTTCCAAACTACGTCCTCGTGAACATGCCACCTGAGCATGCCAAGAGCATGACCGTCAGTATTGACTACATCACCTATCGCATCTGCGTAGATCCTAATATCCGTATCAAGATCGTCTCCAAGACCTTGACAATGGCAAAGGACTTTCTTTACGCGGTCAAGCAGAGGCTTACACAGCCCGCTTACGCTGAACTTCAACGGCGCTATGCTCCAGCAGATGGTTACAAAGAATCATCTGATAAATGGACCCAAGACGCTATCTACCTAGAGCGCGACTCTGGTGAAAAAGATCCAACCCTACAGGCACTGGGTATTGGTGGACAGATCTATGGTGCTCGTGCTGACCTGATTGTTTTGGATGACTGCGTGACCTTGGCTAACGCCAATGAGTACGAGAAGCAGATCCGATGGATCCAACAGGAAGTTCTGACCCGTGTCGGTCCAACAGGTAAGATTTTGGTTGTAGGTACTCGTGTAGATCCTATTGACCTATATCGTGAGATGCGTAACCCTGATCGTTACCCAGATGGTACTTCTCCTTGGACGTATCTGGCTATGCCAGCAGTATTAGAATTTGCCGATGACCCAAAGGATTGGGTTACCTTATGGCCACGTTCAGACAAGCCTTGGCTTGGAGATGATGCTAGTTTAGGTGATGACGGTTTATATCCCCGCTGGGATGGGACTAACCTACGTAAGCGTCGCGGTGTACTAGACCCAAAGACTTGGGCTATGGTTTACCAGCAGCAAGATGTTGACAGTGAAGCTGTCTTCGCTCCTGAAGCAGTACGTGGATCAGTATCGGGTATGAGAGCCATTGGCCCTCTTAATCCTGGCGTTCCTGGTCACCCAGCAGCAATGAGTAGTTCTTACACCATCTGCTCAATGGACCCAGCCATGTCTGGTGATACGTTCTCCATTGCCTATGCAGGCGATAAGAATACACAGAAGCGTTATGTGTTAGAAGCAAGTCGTATGCCTGCTCCTACACCACAGCGTATTCGTGAATTAATCTTTGAATGGACAGAAAAGTACAAACCATCTGTTTGGGTTATTGAGAAGAACGCCTTTCAGTTGTTCCTTACTCAAGATGAAGAAATTAACCGCTTTCTAGCATCACGCGGTATTCGCCTTGTTCAGCATTACACAGGCGCAAACAAGATGGATGCAGAGTTTGGTGTAGCCTCAATGGCTCCCCTCTTTGGAATGATTGACAAACTTGGTAACCATATCAAGGGAAGCAACCTTATAGATTTGCCACGGTCCGACAATGAAGGCATAAAATCGTTGATCGAACAGCTCATTACTTGGTCCGCTGGCACTAAAAATAAACAAGATGGATGTATGGCACTCTGGTTTGCAGAAACTCAGATGCGTGATTATATCAATCAAGCTGGAGCATATGGTGGCTCCTTCATTAAAAACCCATTCCAGACTCGTGACCAACAGGCACGTCGTAGGGTTATTAACATAGAAGACTATCAGCGCGAAAAAGAGAAGTTAGCATCTAACGGGGGTTACTTATAATGGCACTAACTGTAGATCAAATCGGAGATAAACTCCGTAAGCTACGTGCACATTACTTTACACGTGATTCACGTTATGATGATCTATTGGCGATCCGTCAAGGCAAGATTGACCAAGTCTTTCCTGGGATGTTCTCAGAAGACTATCCAAAGCCAATGATCGCAAACTTCATTGACGTTGCTGCTCGCGACGTTGCTGAAGTTATTGCCCCACTTCCTGCTTTTAACTGCATGACAACCAACACAACTTCAGATCGTGCTCGTGCTCGCTCAGATAAGCGCACCATGAT